CCTGTAACTTGTCCATTTGAATTATTATATGAAAATACTAAATTTTCAATTTTAACAACAGTTGAAGCAATTGATATGATTTCTTGACCTTCAACTTTTGATATTTCACCTGAGAATCCATTTCCTTTATCTAAACTTAAAACACGGAGATCATCTTTAACTTGATATCCAGATCCAGCACTTAATAATTCAATCTGATTAATTCGACCAGCAGAAGCATAATCAACTTCAATCTCTTGATTAACTAATTTACGACTATCATGTATTCCTTCATAATCTACACCAGATCCCTCAAGTTTATATGGATTTGTATTTCTTTTTAAATTAAGAGTATTTAAATCTAGATCTTGATTATTTGTCTCAATAAAATTAAACTCATCTGGTTTTGCTGCATAACTGTTACCAATTAAGTATGGAAAAACTGGAGCTCGGAAGTTTTTGAATGTTCCACTTGTTTCATTCTCACTTGGATTAATTGTTGCAAAGTAAGCAAAAGTTCCTTTTGGATAATCGGGTGTGATACAATATCTACCATTGTTTTCATCCAAATCACCATTTCCAAAATATTCAAAGTCATCAATGAAAAATCCAAGTGGGAAAGTAGATATTGGAGGGCCACCGTCACGATTTGTTTTTAGAGAATATCCAGATGTCATGATTCTGACAGAACCACCATCTTTACGGTCATATCCATAAGGGCCGTAAATTGGATTACCATCATATGCCCATCCGATAATTGGTGAGTGATTCAATGATGGTTGTTCTGCATTGTTTAGAAGATTAAGATCATTCGATGTATAATCAATTGTTCCATCACTATTTTTTTGTTTAAGTATTTTTCTTAAACCTCTAGGTGCATAGAATGATGTAAATTTAATTCCTTCATCATTATCACCTCTTGATAGAAATCCATCATCTCCATAAAATATATCCTCATATCTTTTAACATTATTAACTGACCAAGATCTAATTTTTGGTAGAAATATTGCACCAGTGCCAGGAATAGTTTCTTGAACTGCTACAGTTGCGGTTGAATATCCAACACCACCATTATCAACCGTAACTAAATCAACTCTACCATTACTGATAGATGATATTATCTTTGCACCAACACCATCACCAAGAATCTGCAAATCAGGAGGAGATGTATATTCCGCTCCAGAACGAGTTACAATTACAGATTGAATTCTTCCATTTGTAACGATAGCTTTATATTCTGAAGATGATCCAGATGATACCCGAACCGTTGGTGGAATACTAAAGTTAAATGTTGTATCATTTCCATATCCAAGGCCAGGTTTTTCAACGTTGATTGAAGTTAAAGATCCTCGAACAATCGGATTAACTCTTGCATGATAGTTTTCTGGATGAGTTGTATTAATACCGACAACACCTTTTACATTTACTGTGATTGGTGGGTAATTAAACACATGATCTCCCGATCCAATCGAGGTTAATCCAACAAACTGTTTTGAAATGTAATTTGCATCTGATAAAGTCGAACCAATGCCAGCAGCTGCAAGACGGAAACGATCATCATTTATTCTTAAAACATAGTAATCTTGATCAGTGTCTAATCCACCAATCTTGACTTCACTACTTGAATAACGAATTAGTTCTCCATCTTTAAATCCGTGATTTGTATATTCAATAAAATCAGAATATGTGTTAATACCACTTGTAGGAACTAATCTTCTTTTGTTTTCATATCCTTCGCCAGGATTTTCTACAATAATTTGACCTAATACGAGTTTTTTATTTAAACTTTGAAATCTTTGTGATCCATCTGCAAATCCAGTGAGATTGATGAGATTGGATTTGGTGAGTGCATCATTTTGGTTATTTGCAAGTTTAATTGTTGTGTTATTAACTTTCGATACGAAATAGATTGATTCATCAACAAGTCTTTGATCTGGCGTTAATTGAATATCAGTTGTATCATTACCAGCACTTGCAATACCAATCGCACCAGTATTGAATGTTTTATAAATTACGGACTCTCCATCACGGAACTTATGAAATGTTCCAAAACCAATTGTATCCTCTGAAATATTAATTGTATTACCTGTGGATGATGCATCAAAATCAATAAAATGATCAACTTGTTTTAATCTTGCTCTTGCAATTGCATTTTGACCATTACCACCACTAATCTCAATCACAGGTGGTGCAACATAGTCAAAGCCTGGATCTACAATATCAATTCTTTCAAATGAACCCCTAACGTTTGCTGTTGCACTTACACCAGCTCCAGTTAAACTTTCAACAGACACTGTTGGTGGTGTAATTACATCATATTGTGATCCACCATCTAATACGTCTATTGATTCAATACCACCAAATTGTATGACATCACCTGACTTATAGTTTGATATCTCTGTACCATTTACAAGGATGCCAGTCGTGCCTGGCGTTGTCTCACGCCTTGCCCCATCAAAGACTGGATTAAGAGATATTCTCTTTAATAATTTTTGATGATCAAGTTTTTTGTTTGCTAACTCTGGAACTGAGATTTTAAATGTTCCACTACCTGTTGCATCCACAAAATCACCATTAACAAGATCTGGCAATGAGTTTGCAAGACGAATATTATTTGAACTTACACGACTTACATAATAATTTTTACCATCAATTAATTGACCTAAGAATCCACTAATCACATTATAAGTAACAACTTCTCCAGAATAGAATCCATGATCAGCTGCACCTTCTGTTACCTGTATTAACTGTATAACGTCGCCACCAGTCGCGCCAGTCCATGTTACAGAACGATCTGGTGCAACGATAGGTTCATTACCTAAACTTGGTATTGAGGGTGATGTAACGTATGCGTGAGGGTGTGGAGGTAATGCAAACGCATTTTCACTCTCATGATCATAAACGTTTTGAACATCAGTTGTATATTTTGTGATGTTGTCATGTAGAGAACTATTACCTCTCTTTAAAATTCTACGAATAAAAGCAATATTAAATTCACCAACGCCAGGTAAATCACCTAAAATAAATGTGTTACTACTAATGACACTTAAAACACGACCAACTCCAATTTGATTTGATTGACCATCCAAGACTTCAATTGAATCCTCTTCCAAATATCCATGATCAGAAAAAATTTCAATATTAAAACTACTACTTGATTGTCTTGTAATATTTTTTGGGGTAAATCTAACAGCTGTGTTATAAACCCATGATCCGAAATTTGCATCTTCAGTGCTTTTATTAACACCAAATGACCCAACTTTAACTTTATCTCCTTTATTAAAGTAGAAAGTGTTATCTGGTATTGGAAAATCTTTTAAAACACCTGTAATTAAAACTTCAATTTTCTTTGTGGTATTTGCAAAGGAATATCCATATGCAACATTATTATATCTTACATCATCACCGATGTTTAAAGCATCAACGGCTGTAGGTAATCCAACAAATTGATTTGATGTTTTATCTGTATATGTGACAATACCAGCAACACTTGCTGTTGGTAATGACAAAACACCACTTGTCGGGAATCCAACTGTTGTATCAACTGTCATAACAGTTGATCCGATGGTAACTGGATTTACAATACGAGTTCTGCCTGGAACTACAAAGTCACCATCAATAGAATCTTGTGATACTGTAATTTGATAATAATGTTCTCCACCATACAAAAAGTCTTTGACATCTGATATCGCACCTGAAGCACCCTGAATATTATTGTCATCTTCATCTTTATCTTGAAATAGAGTTGATCCTTTTAAATTTCTTGGATCGCCTGTAATTGGTTTCACGACAAAATCTTGACCAAAACCATAATCAGCATCAGATGGTTTAATTAAAAACTCAGATGGTTTGATGATATTAACTTCTTGTCCGTATAATGCTCTGAATAAGATTCGATATGATTCCTCAGTTCCTTTTGTGCGATAAAAGTCTTTAATTTGACGAATAAACTTAACTTGATCAATATCACTATCTAACTTACGATTTTCAAAACCACTTGCATAAGTTGTTTTAAGTTTATTGAAAAACTCACGAATAAAGAGATTTGATAAGTTATGAACTTTACTTCCACCAGTATGTGCAGCACCAACAGATGTTTTAAATTCAACAAGATCTGATCTGGTGGGTTGATCTAGATTTGATATGCCACTGAATCCACGAATACAACCAGTAAATGAAGTCGTTCCAATTCCAGTATAAGTTATGATTTCATCATCGATTTTTAACAATCCATACTTATTTGGATATCCTTTTGTAGAATCAACGAATATCGTGTCAGAGAAAGATTGAGTGTCAGTTGATAATCCTGTAAATTCTGTTAATGCAGCACCAACGTAAGTTTGTAATTTTGTATATCGATCTAAATTTTCAGCAATATTTATTGATCCACCTTGATATTCTTGGGAGATGTAGTATTGCTTCATGAAATCCACAAAAAGTGGGCTTTCTGTTTGCACAAACTCAGGTAACTGATTTTCAATTACCTGATTAATTTCGACTCTTTGTATTGATGTGTCAATCATTAATATCCGCCGCCAGAGCTAGATCCACCACCGCCACCAGATGTGGAAGGTGTGCTGGTTGTGGTTGTACTTGTTGTGGTTGTACTTGCATACGTTCCACCAGTTGTAGTGGTTGTTGAAGTTCCAGACGCTGTTGAAGGAAGCAACGTAGTGGTGGTTGAAACTGGAGAGTTTGACTTACGAGTAAATGTTGGAGTATAATAACTGTGAATATGAGGAAATCTCGATCCTGACGTATTTTCACCAGATGCAATCACATCTTGGAACATTTTAATAGTCGTGTTTGACATGTCAAGTTTAATGTATAAATCTCGAAGTCCAACAACATCATTTGAGTGAGGAATTGCTTGAATTTCAACCACGTTGTTTGCAATTACCGTTGATGTTATATTACAAGTATCTATAAGAACTTCACCAATCAAATATTTGACCGTTCCAGCATTTTTCTTAATAATATTTGGAGTTCCGCCTTCTGTATATGTAAAGAAGAACATACGACCTGTTTCACGATCTACAACCTCATCAGCCATATAAACAAGTCCTGTTACACCCTCAATCGTGAATCCAGTTGATACAACATTATACGCAGACTCTTGACTATGAATATGATTACCAAAACAAATCTCATATTGAGCAAATTGACCAATTACAGCTTTTAAATCACGACGAATTGTGACAAGAGTGATGTTTGATGTAATTGATGAATCTACACTATCAACTAATGAGATTGCCTTACTATATTTAAATCTACCACCAAACTTATTTACATCAATTGATCTTGAATATTGAGTTAATGCATTTGAAACTCCAGTTTTAAGATTATCAACATCATCATTTAAATTTGGATTATAATATGGATTAACTTGTAGTTCAACATACAAATATTTAAGATCAAGAAACTCTGGCACGATGCCAGCAACTGCATAACTCTTTAATCTCTGTATTAATTCTCTTTTTGTTTCATCTGATAGAAAATCACCATTTCGAGGTTTAACTGAGATAAAAACTTTACCAAAACGAGGTGGAGACATCTCTTCACCTCCAAAAGCAGTGACAGATTCTACGTTTGGGTAAATGAAACCTAAAACTGACTCATAATCAGAGGATGTGACTGCACGATACTGTGAGGAGTAAATTCGAGGCGCGTAATACTTAATTGAAGAGATTGATTCAATATCATCTCCATCTCTTGATTTCTCTTCTGTTGATACTAGACCAATGAGTTCTGGATTAATTGATCCACCATCCTGATTCGTGATATTTCCAACAAAACTAAATTCTGCAGCTCCGTTTCCACCCCTTCCATCAGATATGATATAAGAAACTTCAACTTCATTTTGATTTGATAGTTTTTTAGCAATTACATTGTCACCAAAAATTAATTCATATCTTTCATCTTCAATTTCTTGTAATAGATATGAATTTGATGTGGATGTGATACCAATAATGTTATCAATTTGTTTATATGTAACGGAAGATGTTGATGATGAAGATGGTTTAACCTTAACTTTAATTGTGGATGTATCAATAAATGAATTATCAAGAATAAATTTTTGACTAGCTAAAGATGTATCCACAGTAAAGGTTTGTGTTACAAAAGTGCCTTCAAATATTTCAATATTACTAAATTCAGCAACACCATTTGTAACAGGAATCGTGATATCCTCTGGAATTGAAAAAATATAGTTTGTATTATCTCCAGCACCATTACAAACAATACCAGAGTTTAATGTAAGTGTTGATGTCTCTAATAATCCATCTATAATAAAAGATATTCTTGCTCTTGCTGATCTTCTTGATCTTGGAACATATCCGATATTTCTAGCGAGTGCAACAACGTTTTCTCGAAGTGTAGCGGAATCAAGAAAACATTCATTTGCTGCCATATTGGTGTTATAGGCAGTTGTATATGTATTATATGCTAATGCGTCGATTATAATTGAAAGATTTGACCCTTCAAAATCATAATCAGTAAAATTCGTGTTTGCCCTCAGATAATCTCTGATTGCAGTCTTAATTTGATCAAAATCTAAATTAACGTATTGACCGAAAGCCATTATAGTCTAGCTGGTTGTAGGATAACATCCACTTCTTGTGTTGGTGCTGTGAGACCAATGATGTCATATTGAGCTGTGCAGTTCAATTCATTTGAATCAGGCATAACTCGAACAGTTACAATAATATTTGTAACTCTTGGTTCAAAATTTAATATTGATGACCTAATATCATCTTCAATTCGTATTTCACTCAAAGATGTATTCAACTCAAATAAAGAATCATTAATAACTGATCCAAAATTAGGTATAAATGGTTTTTCACCAAGAATTGTAAAAATTATGTTCTTAACTGATCTCTTAATCGCATCCTCATCACGAATTGTAACCACATCATTCGTCACAGGATGACGTTTGAATGATAAGTTGATATCTTTGAATGCTCGAGACGCCACTATTTACACAAAAAGTTTCCTGTTTTATTTATACCTATTTTTTACCTTTTTATCTCACGAATTTGATAATCTATCGAATATAAGTTGTCAATGATGTATTTAGCAGCTATTTTTGGATCTTTTTCGCCACAAGTGTAAAAATCAGCGCTTAAAAAACCTTTTTCAGGCCATGTATGACATGAAACATGACTTTCAGCAAGTGCGAACAACATCGTAACACCATATGGTGAAAATTTATGACTATATTCGTTCAAAATTGTCATTTTTGACTTTAAAATTGCTTTTGTAAAGATTGAACGAAGAAAATGAACAGAATTTAGCTGATCAAATGTGCAATCATAGACATCAAGTAGTAAATGTTCGCCCATTTTACTCTAACTCAGGTGAAATATGAATTTCAACGACCTTATGATCCTCTTCTAACACTTCTTGAAGATATTTTTTGTCCCAATACTTATAATAATCTGTTTTTGCAAGTTTTTTTCTTGCTTCTGTCAATTCTTCTCGTGGTTGGCACAAAACAAGATTGTATTTTCCGTTACTTGTTGGCACACCATTGATTTTTGTGTTTGATTTTCGATGATCAGCTA